CCGCACGCGCCGCACTCGCCGCACGCGCCGCACGCGCCGCACGCGCCGCACTCGACGCACGCGACGCACGCGCCGCACTCGACGCACGCACCGCACGCGCCGCACTCGACGCACGCGCCGCACTCGACGCACGCGCCGCACGCGACGCACGCGCCGCACTCGACGCACTCGACGCACTCGACGCACGCGACGCACGCGCCGCACTCGACGCACGCGACGCACGCGACGCACTCGACGCACGCGCCGCACGCGCCGCACTCGCCGCACGCGACGCACGCGCCGCACGCGACGCACTCGACGCACGCGACGCACTCGACGCACGCGACGGCGCGGCGCTGCGACGCTTTGCGTCCTGGTGTATTCATCGGGGCGGTTGGTGGTTTGATTGGGAATTGTCCTTGATGGCCATTACGTATATCGGGGCTGTTCAGTTAAATAAACCGGCAGTTCAGAAATGGGCCGACCCAGTCTTTGAGGCTTTTATTGCTGGAGCGTGGTTTTTGTTTTGGACGGACGATACCCTCTACTGGGTGGCAAAGCCGACCGTCCACAAGGAAAAAACTGCCAATGGCTTCCGCCTTCACAATGACAAATATGCCGCGCTGGAATCCGACTCGGAAAATCTCTACTTCTCGCATGGCGTAATGGTCCCGGCCTTTGTGATCGTCCGACCCGATTGGATCACCGTTAAACACATTGAGACGGAACCCAACGCCGAGGTCCGGCGCGTGATGATTGAACGCTATGGTCAGCAGCGTTATCTGCTCGATTCAAAGGCGCAAGAGATTCACCGGGACGACTTCGGAATTTTGTATCGGAAGGAAATCTCCGGCGACGAACCACTGGTGATGGTGAAGGTAGCCAACTCGACGCCCGAACCAGATGGCAGCTTCAAAGATTATTTCCTGCGGGTCCCACCGAACATGGGGAGCGCCAAGCGGGCTGTCGCCTGGACTTTTGCCAAAGAGGAAAACGAGTACAAGCCGGCCCTGGAGACATGAACATCACCTTCAAGAATTCCTATCGGCGACGCATTCAACTGCGCAATGCCAGGCTGCGTTTTTGGCGCAAACAGGCTGATCATTTCCTGGCCCTGGGTCTGACCACGCGCGGCACGGTTCGAAAATATTTGGTCGGACTGTTAAGCCCTTCACTGCATGGGCAACGGCGCAAGAGAGAATGGACCAGACAATTCCGGCGCCGCTTGGCCGCGGATGGCTTCACCAGCCGCGGGCGCTCCATGTGGTCTCCCGCGGAACGCACCTGGCGCGATCTGCGCCGCGATATTCAACTACCCAAAGTGGATCTGGACACGACCAGGCTGGAAAGGCAGGAACTGGTTTGAAAACCATCCTGATCATTTTTGGGTTATGCATTATGCGTCAGTTTCCCTGCATGGCGATGGACCGGTTTGCGGCGCTGGCGATGATCGAGAGCGGCGACTGCGACGTCTGCACCGGCCGGGATGGTGAGGTCTCAAGATTTCAGATCACGACGGCGCTCTGGCATCAATATTCCAGGCTGCCACTCAGCGCGGCCCGGAATCCATTCACGGCGTTGAACGTGGCGAAAGAGATCATGGCCCGGCGCCAGACCCGCCTGCTGGCCATCCAGCATTCGGCCATCAGCCCGCAGGAATTTTATCTCCTGTGGAGCCGGCCCGCCCGATTGCTCTCAAAGCGCTTTTTTACATTGTCGCGCGCCGAATGGGACCGGGCGCAACGCTTTGCAAACCTGGTGAACCACCATGAGTGATAAGAAAAAATTCATCTGGTACATGGCCCGCGATGTCGCCAGGGAAATGTGCGATTATCTCCGGCCGGTCACGGAGCGGTTGATCGTCGCCGGTTCGCTGCGCCGGCGCAATCCGCTGGTGGGCGACGTGGAGATTTTATACGTACCCAAACGGGGACCGGGCGTGCGGACGGATATGTTTCAAATGGCCAAGGCCCAGAACCTGACGGACCTGGCGCTGGAACAATTGATCGCACGCGGCATCATCACCAAACGGCCGAACAGGAACGGAGCGGAAGCCTGGGGTTCCAAAAATAAACTGGCGGTCCACGTGGCCACCGGCATCCCGGTGGACTTCTTTTCCACCGAACCTTCCTTCTGGTTCAACTACCTGGTCTGCCGGACCGGCCCGGCGGAATCCAACATGCGGATCGCTGCGGCCGCCAAGCGCAAGGGTTGGAAGTGGAATCCATACCGCGCCGGCTTCACCGACGATCACGGTGAGATTGTCCAGGTCAAAGCCGAGCGCGATGTGTTTGAATTTGTGGGGTTGCCATACCGCGAACCTTGCGACCGGATATGACCGACTCACAGCACTATCTTTATATCCGGCGCTGGATCGCTTGCGTGCGCGTGAATCATTGGGTGATGCGCAAAGGAAGGCTGGTGGATGAAGCCAGAGGTCTGAGGTCAGAGGACAGAAGTCAGATTTCGGAATGGCATGAGATGGTCTGGATGGCGGCGGAGCAATTGGCGCTGCAGCAGCACCGCGCGGTGACAGTAGAGGATTTGCGGAAGGGCTGCCATGTGGTCGCATTCGGGTCGGCCAAGTCTTCGAAGATTCTGGATAACAAGGAATTCAACCGGCTGCTGGTCCTATGGGGCAATGATCGTCCGTTGCACGACGGGGGCATGGCCGGGTTGCTGATTGATCCGCTGGACCTGGCCAGCATCGCCGCCTGGCGGAATCCGGAGATCACCGAACACAATTCGTTCGTGGCGTTCCTGCGCAGCAAGGCGCACGAGGGCATCCTGATCCGGATCGCGGAGAATGCCTTCCCGGAAGTGCGAACGCAGAAGAAAAGCTGGGATGAACTGGATCTGTCGAAACTGCGCTGGATGAGCAAGGAGCTCAAAGACCGGAGGTCAGAGGTCGGAGGTCGGAGGTCAGAGAATATATAGCTGGACCATTTTGAATTTATGTTCCTCAAAAACTACACGAGCAATGTTCCGGTCAACCAGACGATTTACCGCATCGAACAGGTGCTCATCAAGTGCAGCGCGCTTGGGATTATGAAGGAATACACCGGCACCGCTGGACAAATATCCGCCATCACGTTTCAGATTGAGTCACCCGCTGGAAAAATAACCATTCGTTTGCCGGCGGACAAGGAGAAGGCACTTGACGCTCTCTGGCTCGACTATGCCGATGGCGATAAGCTCAATGAAAAAGGGGACGCACTCAACGATTGGCACGGCCGTAAGAAAAAAAAGCGGGCCGACTTTGCCGCGCAGGCGGCGCGGACGGCCTGGAAAATAATTCAAGACTGGATTGAGGTCCAGATGAGCATGGTCCAGATGAAGCAGGCCGACACTTTGCAGGTTTTCCTTCCCTATGTGTACAACGGAAAGCAGACCTATTATCAGTCGCTCCGGGAATCAAATTTTGTCGGTTTGTTGCCGGAGAAATGCGAATGAATCCCGACGCCCAACTAAGTTTATTGGAGCCGCCGCGGCACGCGGAGGGTGAGGACGCGGCGTGGCTGGAGAATTTGCTCAAGCAGGCGCGGGCATGGGTGACGGCCACGGAGATTCTTTATTCCATCGGCAAGCCGGCTTCGGAGGATCAAAAACGCTGGCTGCGGAGATTGGCGAGCGCCAGTTGCTGGATCATCTCAGGACAGAAGGGTTACAAGCATATCGAACACGCCACCGCCGAGGAGATTGACCATTGCGCGAACGGACTGGAAAGCCAGGCGAAGGAAATGAGCGATCGCGCCGGCGGGATACGAAGGAACGCACATCGGATTTTTGGATAATTATGAACAACGAAAAAGCCAGAATGAAATCCAAGGTTCGAATCGCACAATGGCTGATGCTGCCCATCACCTTGATTATCGCCCTTGGGCGTATGATGGTGGACATGTCAGACCAGAAACGAAGAATCAGCCCGCGAAAAAATTTAAAGGAATGAACCAGCGCCTGGCCAGAATCGCGCGCGGCATCATGTGTTGTTACGCGGTCCGGTGGAAGGTGCTCCGGCGCGATCCGCTGGAACGCGAACACGCGGCGCGGATGTTGAGCGAGGCGGTAAGAATGCGCCAGTTGGCGCGGGAGTTGGAAGCCGGGAGATAGAAGATGGGAAATCAAATCGAGCTGCCAAATTTACCGATTGAGAAATGGCTGTCGCCCAAGGAGGTCGCCGGCCATTTCGGCTTGTCGGCGTTCAGCACGTATCGCTGGATCAACGAAGGATTAATTCCACAAGAGTTCGTCCGCAATTGCGGCATGTGGCGCTACCGGCTGCATCCGAAGGTGATTGAACATCTGCAAGAAAAGTTCGCGACGGCCCACGCCTGATTGACCATAAAAAATCCGCCAGTATAAACCCACCACCGGCCTTTTAGCCAGTGGTGGGTTTTGCGGTCTTGGCATAAATACCTTGATTGACTTCAGTGGCGGCCTTGGTGGTTGGTTCTCCCGGTGGCGCGTAAGGTCACGCGCATGGTCGAGAAAACATTGTTCGCCGATCGCACCCGATTTTGGGTGGCGATGGGTTTTCCTCCGATGTGTTGTCCCGGCCATGGACTCGACCCCAGGGCCGGCTTTCTACACTTCAGCATTCCCGTCGTCGCCCGACCCTGTCAATCCACCCCAAACTATAACTGATAAAACCATGAAACTGAAATCAAAAATCCTGTTCCTCACCGTCGCGCTGGGCGCGATCTGCGTGGCGCCGGCAGTGAAGGCCGACGTTACCACAAATACCATCCCATTTGGCAGCGGCATTGATGCTACCAATCTGACGCAGGTAAATTTTTTCCAAGCGCTGGCATCATGGGGCACGACCCGATACGCCAGCGGTCTTACCTGGCCGACCAATGATCTGGATATGGAGGTAGGCTCCGATTACGCCAGCCAGACCCAATGGGCCAACTATGTGGCCGTCACAAAGAACATAAATAGTTTTTATGTGGGCGCCCAAATGAACAATTCGGGAATCGCCGGGACGATTCAGAAACTTGGTGGCCGGGCCGGTTACACCTTGAGCAATTCCGGGGATCTGCGCTTAAAAGCCGGACTTTATGGTGGCTACCAATTACACGACGACGGCGAGACGAGGAAGGGAGGGATTATACAACCAGAGTTCGGCGGTGAAAAACTCCTTACGGGTCCCACGCTCCAATCACCAACCTCGCCGACCACATTCCTATCGGCGTGGATTTATTACCCGATTCAATTTCACGGCCAACCGGCAGGAACTCCGGGTTTTAAAATCGCTGCCGGCTCTACGTTCTAAAATGCTGCCGCTGGATCCAAACCGTTCCGGGTTCACCTGGCCGAATGCGCGGGCCTGCGCGGAGCGTTGCGCGCTGGCCTACGCCGGGGGCTCGCCCGGCGTGGATGGGATCGTGGCAGCAAACCAGACCACGGACACGCTGGCGCTGGTGATGAACGAACCGGATTGCATCAGCGTGGCATTCCGGGGTTCGACGAACCTGCGGGACTGGATTCAGGATTTAAAGTTTAACAAGGACCAGCCGCGCGTCGAATTGGTTTCAATCACCGGCAACGATGAGGCCGTGATGGTACACATGGGGTTCATGGAGGACGTGGACAGCGTGAGCACAGACATCATCGCGGAGGTGCACAAGGAATTAAAGGAGCACGTGGATAGTGTGAGCGCAGAGCTCATTCAGGCAGTCCGAAATGTGGCAGGGATGCAGGGCGCCGCAGCCGGTGGAGCAACAGCTCCGACCTACCCGATTTTTGTGACGGGCCATTCGAAGGGCGGCGGGGAGGCGACGCTGTTTGCGCTGGAACTGGAGCGGCAGGGATTCAACGTGCGCGCGGTTTACACGCTGGGCCAGCCGCGCGTGGGCAATAAAGCTTTTGCGGAACTCTACAACGCCACGCTGCAGGAAGAGACGTTCCGGATCGTAAACCAGAACGACATCGTGCCGAGTTTGCCGGGCGTGCTGATGGGTTATCGCCATGAGGGCAATGAAATATTTCTGCCGGTCGGCGGCGGCTGGGACCGTAACCCGTCGTGGTGGGTGAAGGCATTTTCGGACGCGCTGGGTTTCTGGGGGGCGTACCGGCACCGGGCCGACGTGCTGCTGGCGGACCATCATATAGCGGCTTATCAGGAAAGGATTCAACTGCTGGTATGAATCCCGTCAGAGAATTCAAGTTGTCGAAAGCCACGGCCGTGGCACCGCCGATTATCCAGACCGCCGGTGATTTGCGTTTGCGGATGGAAGTGCTGGCCGGCTAATTCCGGGTGCGGGCAAATATGGCGCATGGCCTGGCCAAGGTCGCGCTAGCGCATGATCTGAAGATTATTTACGACCGCGAAGGGTACACCTGGGAAAATGCCGCGAACCTTTTGAGCGCGGCCCTGGGTAAATAGGAAGAAACAAAAACATGATGCCGATATTTGCACAACTTGAAAATGTGGCACCGCAGGCCATCCGGGATTTTGCGCTGATCGTCGCGGGCGCGTCGGTGACCGCCTATTACATCAAGGAGCTTTTTTGGGGAGGGGGCAGCCGATCGATTTCGCCCCAGCCGTTTCTGGTGGCGATGGAAAAGGAATTCACGGCCCGGCGCGATTTTGACACTCACGTGAACCTTAATAAAACGGACCACGACCAAATGGAATATCGAATCAACGAGGTGGAGAAGGGCATTTCCACCACGACGGAAAAAAAGATTGAGGTGGTGCGCAAGGATTTGTTTGAGGTGGGCAAATACGTCTCCTCGCTGCAAACCAGCACCGAACTGCAAAACCAGCAACTTGCCCGCATCGAATCCAAACTGGACCGGTTGAAGGATTGATATGACCACCGAACAAAAAGAGCTTTTCCAAACGGCCATCCTGCGGGTGCTGGATGCGAACCGCAGCCGCTGGGGCCAGGGCGTGGTGGCCATCGGCCTTCGCCTCGCACAATTCGCCTTTTCGGCCGCCAGTTTTGCATCGGAGGAAGCGTTTCACGCGGCCATAGCCGACGCGGTGCAATATCTGTGCGACAAACAGTTGGCGGAGGAGGTGCCCAAGGTGGTGGGCGCGGCGAACCGCGTCTGGCGGATCACGCCGGCGGGCATTGATTACCTGGATGAACACGGATAACGCGGCATGAACATCGAACATCGAACATCGAACATTGAACGCCGAAGTGAATGAGGAAACCAAACAGCAACGCGGTGCTCAAGACGCTGCCGGACGAGCGGCAGGCAACCATCGCGCAGTATGCGCGCGACCATTCCCTGGAGGAAACCGCCAAATGGCTGGGCGACGATGGCATCAAAACTTCCACCGGCGCGCTCTCCAATTTTCTCTCGTGGCACTCATTGCAGCAGCAGCTCTCGCGCAACGCCTCGACGGTGGAGACGTTGCTGGCGGAGGCGCTCAAGGCGAATCCCAACTGGACGCCCGCGCAGATCGAACAGGCGGGACAGGCATTCTTCAGCGCGTTGGCATTGGAACAGCAGGACCCAAAGCAGTGGTTCTTTGCGCAGCAACTGGCGCTAAAGAAACAAGGCTTGGAATTCGACCAGGCGAAATTTCTGGAATCCAAAAAGGACGGCCAGGTCAGGGCGCTGGAAGGCTGCCTGGAGGAATCAAAACAATTTCCGGACGTGCAGGCATTGTTCCGGGCCGCGTTCGCGGCCTTGAAGAAAGCGAAGGCCGCACGGAAATGAAACGCACCATCAGCCAGGCCGGGGAAGCCTTCGCGTCGCCCAAGTCGGCGGCGCCGGACGTGCATTCGTTCCGCGAATATCTGGACACGTGCGCCCGCGTGCCGCTGCGCCAGGGCAATTATGGCCCTTTCAGTTTTGAAGGCCGCAAGCCTCTGGAATTCATCGTGGGCCTCATTGACGCGGTTCTGCGCAATACGCTCAAGGGTACGGCGGTTCAAATCGAGGGGATCACATTCAAACCGTCTGCGCTCAAAGGAGCGGTCCTCACCGTTGGCGGCGGCGCGCAATGGGGCAAGACGGTTCTGGTGCTAAACTTCCAGGCGTTCGCCACGTTCATCGAGTTCATCAATTTTGGCTATTACACACCCGATCAGGAATTGCTGGCCAAGATTGTGGATACGAAGTTCCGGCCCGACGTGATTGACCAGCAACCGTGGATGGCCGGGATGATTTCCATTGGCAAGTCTGAGAACGCCAGCGGCAAAACAGTCAACCGGAAAAACTCCTATCAGGCCAGCGACGGCGACCGCAAAGCCTTCGGCCACTTCTGCGGGATGCAGAAACCGCCCACGACGATCTCCCTGGACGCGGCGGCGCTGGACGAGGTGGACGATATCCCGCGCAAGAACATCGGCTACGTGGATGGCCGCATGACGGGCAGCCCGCTCCGGTTGCGGTTCGAGATTGGCACGCAACGCATCGCCGGCGCCGGCCAGAACCAGCGCGTGGAGAGCGGCAGTTTCTTCCGGCGCATGTATGAATGCCCCGGCTGCGGCGCGGATTGGAACCTGGAAGAGAATTTCCCGCGCATCGTGCGTTGCGCGGTGGACGGCACGCCGCTGAAATCCGATCCCATTCTCACCGCCGAGGCCGGCCACGACCGCGACGCCCATTATTATTGCGCGTGCCCGGAGTGCGGCACCGAACTGGACCGCGACGGCGGCCGTTACATGGCGCGCAACCCGGAAAAAATCAAACAGGCGCAATTTTCCATTCGCGTTTCGCAGTTCAACATCAGCGCGATCTCGATGGATGAAATTGTCGGGGCATGGTTCGCGGCGATGGCGGACCCGAGCGGCGATGCGATGGTGGCGTTCTACTGCGACCGCGTGGCGATCCCAAACGCAGGCGCGGCGCAACCTATAACGCAACAGGTTTTGGATCGGAGCCGGGAAGATTACGGCATGAGCATGGCCGGGCCGGAGGCCAGCGCTCCAAGATTCGCGGGCTTGGACACGGGGCCGCGGTGCTGGTTTTGGTGTGATGAAGTGCCGGACGCATTCACGAGCCGGATGGTTTGGGCGGAATTGATTGCCAGCGGCAACGCCAGCACCCGCGTGGCACTGCTCATGCAGCAGCTCGGCATTGCGTGCGTGTTCATTGATGCCGGCGGCGAGCCGGACTTGACCAAGAGAATCGTCCTCGCGTTTAACGGGCTGGAAAACTTCCAGCCGCCCGTCATGCCGCAGACCGAACTGCTTAAATCGTATCTCAGCAACATCGGAAACGGAGTCACGTGGGATGGACAGCGCGCGCGCTGGTCGGGCATCCGGGCGGCGTCGGTTTTATTTTCCAGCCGCGAAGCCAAGGGCATCGAGCAGACCATCGGGTTCACGCAGGACGGAAAAATTTATCCGCTCATCAAATGCAACCGGGCGGAGAGCATCCAAACGGCCGTGAATGATTTCCTGACGCCGGGCGAGGGAGTGATTGAGTTGGTGGCTGACCAGCAGGTCAGCCCTACCAAAACCATCCGCACCGCCGCCCGCGCGCGCTTGCCCAAGACTTACATCGGCCCCGGCGCGATCCAAGCAGTACTCGACGGGCACCTCCTGAATCTACGAAAGGAACGCGATCCCAAGACGGGCGAGGAAGATTGGATTGACGGCGTGGAGAATCACCTTGGGCTGGCCAAGGTTTATGCGCGGCTGGCGGCGACGCAGAGCGCAATCCCCGGAGGCAGTGCCGGCCCCATTTACACTTTTGAAAACACCCGGACGAGCCGGGTAAATGCCGAGCGACACAAACGGGAGGTGTTGGGGTGAATTTACGATTTACGATTGCCGATTTACGCGGCAGGACAGCCGCAGGCGGTTTGCCGCCCATCTGCGTAGCGGCTGCAGCCCCCGGCGCGCTTGGGCCGCATTGCAGCGTGCTGCAGCTACTTTTAGCAGGAGGTGCGGATGTCTAAGACTGCGAAAAAGGGTTCCGGCCGCACCACTGCGCGAAAACCGCTTGCCGCGGCGCCGGCGGCCACCATGTCGGTGGCTGATGCTTACGCTGCGTTTGGCACCGGGAAAACGGATGCCACCATGGTCCGGCGATCCAACCTCTGGCGCGATAATTATAATCCGCTGCGCGGGCTGGGCATGGCGCGGCTCATTCCCATCTTAGAAGCCGCCGAGCGCGGCGCTTTTGCGGAATTGCAGTTGCTGCTGCGCAAGACGGAAAAGCGTTATCCGGTCCTGAAAGGTTTTGTCGAGCGTCTGTTGTGCAGCGTCGAAGAATTGGGCTGGGATGTGAAGGTGTTGAAAACCTTGCCGCCCGGCGCGACGCCGGCGATGGCCGAGAAGCAGCGCGCGTTCCTCAAGCAGCGCTACGACCTGGTTGGCAATCTCAATGAAGCCATCGGACAGATCGCGCTGGCGGAAGTGCGCGGCTACTCGGTTTTGCAAAAGCACCGGTTCGAGGACGGCGAGAATGGCGGCCGGGTGAGCGAACTTTACTGGATCGAACCGTGGGTCTGGTGCCGGGACGGCTTTTATGGCGATTTTTATTACAACGAAATTTCCCGGTTCGGCGTCGGGCTGGGCGCCTGCGCGGGCACGTTCGGTGAAAACTGCCGGATCGGCAGTGACCAATTGCCGCGTGAAGATTTTGTGATCCGCGAAGTGGAGTCGCCGCTGTACGAGATTGCTCTCATCGCTTTCGTCAATTGGTTGATGGGTCGAAAGGACTGGGCGGCGTTTGTGGAAATATTCGGGCTGGCGAAGGGCGTCGTCATCATGCCGCCCAACATCGCCATCGGCAAGGAGCAGGATTACCAGACGGCGGCCGAAAAAGTTTCGGACGGCGTCAGCGGCGCGCTGCCCGCCGGCAGCGACATAAAATTCCCGGCGGCCGGTGTCCGGGGCGAACATCCCTTTGAGAAATATTGCGAGGCGCAAAATCAGGACGTGGTGATGGCGGCGACGAGCGGGCTGTTGAGCATGTTGACGGCCGGTCCGGGCTCGACCGGTGGTTTGAACCGCGGGCCGAACCAGGAACACCAGGATATCTGGGTGAAGATCGCGCGGATGAAGGGCAAGCGCGTGAATGAGACGCTCAACAAGGATTTTGATTTGCCTGAACTCGCGGCGGCATTTCCGGGCCAGCCGATCTGCGCCTATTTCAACATCCCGACCGAGGACGAAGAGGACATCGGTTCGCTGGCGGATACGGTCGTGAAATTTGAAGGTGTCAACCTGCAGACGGACGTGAAAGAAATCTCGGATCGCACCGGGATGAAACTCACGCGCGTAAAAAACCAGACCGATCCGGCACTCGGCGGTGGTCCGGGCGCCAGCCCGGCAGCGAAGGCTGACGACAAACTGGACAAGGGCGATCTGAATGCGGCGGTCAAAAACCGCGCATCGACTCACGACTCAGGACTGAAGACTGAGGACTTTTATGCCGCCGTGGCGGACGACCTGCAGCACCTGCGCGACCGGGTGTCGGCTTGTGACGCCATCTCCGATCCCGACCTGCGCGCCAGGAAATTCCAGGCGCTCCTCGACGATTGGGACCAGATGGTAAAGGACATCACCGCCGATCCGGAAACCGCCCGCGCGCTGGAACAGATCAACCAGGCCGCGCTGGCGGCAGGATTGAATAAGGAGACCATGAAACCATGAACAATTCACATGTCGTTATTTTCAACCGCAGCGCGCTCCAATCCACCGATGGCTGGATTCACATCGTGCCCAAGGGCGAGCTGCCGAACCGCGAGGCCGGAATCGTGCAAGTGCTCGATGATGAATCGCTCGACTCGATCCTCGCCGGCATTGAGAAGGATAAAAACCGACTGGGCGACAACTGGCCGGGCCTCTACGCCGGGCGCGAGCACTTCATTTACGACGCCGACCAGGACAGCGCGGCCCTGGCATGGTTCAAGGATTTTGAAAAGCGCGCCGATGGCATCTGGGCCAAGGAGAACGGACTGACGGACACCGGCACCACCGCCATCAGGAATCGCGATTACAAATTTACCAGCTTTGTCGCCGACCGGAGCGACCTGAAAAAAATTGTTGGAAACCGTTATCGGGTAATGAAGATCGAAACGGTCGGATTCACCAACCAGGCGAACGGCAAAGAACTGCTCACGCCCATCAGGAATCGCACTGAAATCACGCTCGCCGGCGCAGTTGCGCCGGCGGATAGCCAACACCCCAACCAAGGACCAAGAAAAATGAAGACAGTATGCACAGCGCTTGGACTGTCCGCCGACGCCGCCGAAGACGTGGTGCTCGCGGAAGTCACCAAGCTGAAAAACCGCGTCACGGAGCTGGCTCCGCTCGCGGAAGACAACAAAACGCTCAAGACCCGTCTCGAGTCGCTCGACGGCGAACAGGTTGACGGCCTGCTGGAAACGCACGGCGTCAAGGAACCGAAAGTCATCAACCGGCTCAAGCCCGTCTTGACGGCGCTGAAAAACCGCGAAGAGCGCGTGGCCGCGCTGGTGGACTTCGGCTTTACCCCTCCGGCCGCTGGAACCCAGGCCCGCGTGTTGAATCGCGGCGCCGGCAACCTGCGGAACGTCGTGGAAGACGACGTGGCGGCGCAGACTGAACGCGCCACAAAAATTATGAACCGCGCTGTCGCGATTCAAAAGGAAACGCCGACCATCAGCCTGGCGACGGCCACCGCGATGGCCACGAAGGAGATCAAGTAACCAGCAAACCAAAATAGTAGGGAACGAGGTAACGAGTTCGTCTCCTCACGTCGTCGCCTACAAAACCAAAAATAAAATATGAATATTGAACTGAATCCCGGCCAGAGTGACACGCGCGTTGGCGACCTCACGCTGCCCGGCAACTCTAACCTGACCGGCAAGGAAAACCTGCTGGTCAAGATTGTGAACATCGCGGGTCTGCCAGGCTTTGACCTGCCAAACTCCGTGGACGATGAAGCGGTCTTCGTGCTCGCCTCGGGCGACGTGCAAGGCAACAACAGCGCCGCCGAGGCGCCGAACCTGAGCGAAAGCTGCCGCGTGCTGATTGACAGCACCAATGCAATCGTTCCGGGCGACAAGCTGTCGCTCTCGCCGAACACCTGGGGCGCGCTCTACAAGCCCATCGCGGGCGCTGGTGCGCATCAATACACGTTCATCGCGGAGGAAGCCGTTGCGGCCGGGGCGGTGCTCGTCAACCCCATCAAGGTGCGGCGCATCCCGGACCGCGCGTTCAACCTATAACCGATGAGGGACGCCGACACGGGTCCCTCCCAAAAAAATAAACCGAAAACCGATAACCAAATAAAATTATGCCAGAATCAAGAATCGCGCAGTTGGCCGGCAGTCCGCTGCTGACCAACTTCGCCATCACCGTGAGCCAGCGCGCCATCCGGCCGGTTGGCCAGTTCATCGCGCCTCTCTGCGAGGTGCCCGACATCAATTTCCGGTACAAAAAGTACACGGACAAAAACCGGTACCGCGTGCCGGACACCAAACGGCAGCCGGGCGGCCAGGTCACGCGGCTGGGCTTCAGCTCCGATGACGTGGCGGCCACGCTGGAAGTGAACGCGCTGGATTTCCCGATCCCCAACGTGGACGGGTTGTCCGACGAGCAGCTCGGCTTCTCCATCATGGAGGGCCAGGGCATCATCGCGGATTCGGCGGCGCTCGCGCTGGAAAACGAGATTGTGACGCTTGCCCAGGCGTCGGCGCTGGCCAGCCCGCTCACGGCGCCCGTGGATTACACCGACGACGGCGTTGATCCCATCGCGCAACTCGATAACCTGATTCTCTCCGTCCTCAAGGCGGCGAAGAATGGCGCGCCGGTGAAAATCCTGTTTGGGACCACCAAGTTCAAACAGTTTCGCAACAACAAAAACGTCAAGAGCCGTTACATCGTCGCCGCGGGCGGCGGCGCGGGTGGCCGATCAACACTCGGCACGGTATCGCCAACCATCGAGGACGTGGGCGGGCTGCTCATGACCTCGCCGGAAGTGCAGCTCTCGATGATGGTCATCGACACGTCCGCGGCCGGTGTGGCGGAGAACATCCAGTTCCTGCTGGACAACGTGGTGATTGTGTTCGCCAGCAACTCGACGCCGAACCGCATGGACCCCTCGTTCATGAAGACGTTCGCCCGCATGGGCGGATTTTTCAAACCGGGCACCTACACCACGGAAGATCAGCGCGACCAGGTGCTAAAGATGGACTGGACGGTGCTGCCCTCCGTCGCCAACACCGCCGCCGTCGGCGCGCACAAATAACCATATCGGGTCTTGGGTCTGGGGTCCTGGCTCTCGGGCCCGCCCCAGACGCCAGAACCTAGAACCAAAACAATTCAACTGAAAAAAATAAAATGAACTTTACGAAACGAAATCGATTCTCACTGGCGCGACTGTTCCTGGTTGCCGCCATCATCGGTCTGTTAGCCGTTTTTGTTATGCCGGCGTATGCGGACATTTACTCGACCAAGGCGCTCGCCTTCACCAACTCGGCCATCAGCAGCACGAATGGGCCGTTTTATGGGACCACGACCACCAACCTCAACACCACCACCACTGCGGCCGTGACGTTGACGATCACCAGCGATCCGATTCCCATCCGGCAGGGTTGGGGTCTTGCGTTGCTTCCGCAAGTGACTGGCACCAACGCGGCCGCCACGGAGCTGATGACAAATTACTTCGATGCGGGCGTGCTCGTCGGGGGCAGCGGCGGGACCACCAACTGGACGACAACGCATCCGATCAAGACCGTAACGGCCTTGAATGGTACGAACGCAGTAAGCGACCTGTCGGTGGTGGATAAATCCACACTCAATAATATCGCGTTCCTGCGCTGGTCGTCCTGCACGATTGGAGCCGGCCACACCAACGTCATTACCCTGAGCCAGATGTTGTACAGCTACAGCCTGTACGCGAATTAACGACCTGAACCAATCAGCCTGGCGCGGGATGCCAACCGCGCCAGGCATTTAAAAATGTCCAACTGGATTTCCATCACCAAAGCGAGCCTGTACGACTCGAAGGCGGCCGCATTGATTGATGCCGCCGACTCCGTGCAGCTCGGCGCGGGCCAGGTTGCCCGCTCGACGGATGTCATCGCCGACGTGGTGGCTGAAATCCGGCGCAAGGTCGCGCGCGTGACGGTGCTCGACCAGGACATCACCAAGATTCCTGGCGGTCTGAAAAATTGTGCGGTGGACATCATTGTCGCCCGGCTGAAGATCGCGCTCGAACAGGACCTGACCCAGGACGAACGCGACGGTCTCAAGCGGCGCGACCAGGAATTGCGCGACGTCCGCGACGGCAAGGATTTTGTTGACCCGCCGGACAATCCCGCGACGGAAGCCTTTGAACAGGCGCAGCCGGCGCCGTCGTTTGGCGATTTCAAACATCGCCGGAAAAACCGGGAGGATGGCTGATATGTCCATCGCTGCTGACATTCTGCTGGATAAAAAGGTCATGCCGACGTGGCTGACGACCGCTGACTTGCGCGAGATCGACGCCTCGGTCCGGTCCCAATCGTTTTTCAGCGCGCAGACGATGCTCGGTGATCTGTTGGAGAAATATAAAGACCGCATTGGTGGCATCCTGAATCCGGTGCCGGCGGAGGGCGAGGCGACGACGCAGTTCAGCCCGGCCTATGTCCGCCAGGATATAAAACAATTTCTTGACGAAATCGGCTATGAACCGGCGCCCGATGTCGCGGGCACGCTCCAGGACCTCTCCAGCGACGCGCGCATCAACCTGGTCATTAAAACCAACACCGAATTGGCCCAGGGCCAGGGGCTTTGGATCTCCAACCAGAACCCCGTCATCCTCGATGAATGGCCGGCGTGGGAATTGTTCCGGGCCGAGGCGCGCCATGAACCGCGGGAATGGTTGAACCGCTGGCAACTCGCCGGCGCGCAAACCGGCGATCCCATCGGCACCGGCTGGACCATCACGCCGGACGAACGGATGATCGCGCTCAAGAATCATGACATCTGGAACTGGATCGGTTCGTCCGATTTGTTCGACGACGCGCTGGATGTCATCTGGCCGCCGTTCGCGTTCAACTCGGGCATGTGGGTGCGCGACGTGGACCGTGCGCAGACCGAAGCCATTGGGCTCATGGTCAAAGGCGATGCCGCGCCCAAACCGATGAACATTGCCGATGCGCTTGCGGCGTTCATGGAAAAAATCTCAACGTTCGCAAAGGAGGCCGCGTGATTTCCATCCGTCTCCAAACTGAGGCGCTCGATGAGCTGCAGGAAAAGGCCGCGCAGATCGGCAAGGAACCGGAGGCGGCGCTGGTGGCCGCACGCGGCGCCGCGGACCTGACGCGCCAACATTTATTCGCTTTGGATGAACGCAGCCCGCGCAGCCATTTTTATTCAGCCGCCGCCAAGTCCATCGAGGAACCGGTTGTCGAATCCGGTGGCGCATCGTTCACGATCAACAAGGTCGGCCTGGCACAGCGCTGGCTGGGCGGACCGATTACCGCCGGCAAAGGCACCTCCAACGTCACCGGTGGGCCGACGAAATATCTGGCCATTGGAACCGATGAGGTGGAAGGCAAAACACCGTGGGAGGTTTCCAAGGAACAGGACGTGGCATTTGTGCCGCGGGGCGCCGGCAAAGCGATGCTGGTGCAGGCGATGCAAACCACCGTCACGCGCGGTCCCAACAAGGGCAAAACCGCGATGCGCGCCAACCCGGCCGGCATGGTGTTGTTCTGGCTCGTGCCCGAGGTCACACAGGAAGGCGATCCCAACGTGATGCCATCGGAAGAGGACATGAGCGAGGCGGCGCGGTATCACCTGGACAACTATTTGACGCGGCTATTGGAAACCGGCACGGCCGGCGGCGGCGCAGGAGGCGCGAACTGATATGGCCGTGCTTAATGACATCACCACGGCCATTGTGAACCAGTTGCAGCAAGCCCAATGGGCCGGTGCAGCTTTGGCAAACAACGCCGCTGCCGTGGTGTTGCGCGAGGACGCGCACGATCTGCAGACGGAAATAAACCGGGCCATCGGCCAGATTGGGATGCTCATCCTGGTCGGGATGCCGCATTTCGTCAACAAGGCCACGCAGCAAAATCCGAACCTGGAATCCGTGATCAATTGCGCGGTGGCCGTCGGCGAGCATCCGATTCTTTGGCGCAAGGACCAGCGCGATCCGGCATCCACAGTGGCGCACATCGTGGCGCAGTTGCTGCATAATCTAAAGGTGCCGGGCTTTAACTGGCTGCGCGTGACGCGGGGTGATTATGTGCCGGACAAGAAACGGCAGCTCTATGAGGTAGCCATCGAAACGCTCCTCATTGCGCCAACCGCGCCGTCCACGCCGCCATTGCCGGTCTTCATTGAAGATAGCGTGCTGGTTCCAGCGCTGAATGCCCAGGGCAACATTGTAACTTATCCTTTCGCCGATCAAGCGACTGATGGTCCGAATGTTGGGAAGGTTTGGAAAATCAGCTTTGTGGACGGAATCATGAAGCAGACCCCGGCATGAATAAATATCTGTTCATTTTTCTTTTGGCGATGCCAATCCTGGCTGGCGCCCAGCCTTATTCTTATTTGCAGATCGACACCAACGGCGTCGTTTATTTCCTGCTCAACAACCACCGCACCAATGCGTTCATTTTCATGGAGAACGACCCCGGCTTTGCGACCGCAGTGCAGGCGGTGCAGAACAACGGCGGAGGGGGGGGAACCAGTTCGCTCACGAATCAAATTGTAAACGAGGTGTGGGTCTCGTCGTCCAACAGCGTGGCTGATTTCAATACAGGAACTATTTTAGGAAACGGTTTCCTTTCAACTCCTTTTTATGGGGATTTTGACGCCATCATCAATTCCCAACCTGCCAACACTTTATTCCATCTCCTGCCTGGCACTTTTTCTTCACGAGGCAATGCCAACAACGCGGGTGACCCCTATCTGCTGGCCGGGGACAGACTGAGGGGGGCAGGTATTGACATCACAACAATCCAACGCAACTCGTCTTTTTACGGCTACGCCAACACCAACGCCAGTGAAGTCAGAACAATCTACGCAAATGCTGACAATGTTCAAGTTTCAGATTTAACGGTGGATTGTAACGGGAGCAACACCTCATCGAATAAGTATGAGGCAATTCATTATTACGGGAATCGTGACATAGTCAGGAACGTAAAGGCCATCAATGCCTCCGGCAATTCGACCAACGGAACAGAAGCTTTTGTATTCTTTTTGGAATATACAAACCCCCCTGCCACTTACGGGGACTATATTGAAGACTGCATCGTCACGAATGTTCTGGGCACTTACGTTAATGGGATTCAAGCCGCTGGCGACACCACGGTGATGAACAATCATGTTTATCTTCCCGTCATCACAAATGTCCTGGAATTAAACAACCCACCCACTCAGAACTTCTATGTCGGAATCAATGTGGCGGCAGCAAACAATCCCTCAGTCATTAACAATTACGTTTATGGCGGACTTTACTCGTTTTACGCCGACACCGGAAACATCACCAACATCCTGGCATTTGGAAATCATTTCATAAATTGCTGGTACGGTGTGGACATCACGTGTCAGTCCGTTGACACCCTATTTATCATTCACAACACGATTGACCTGAACACAAACAGTCTGGCCTACGGGCGCGCCGGGATTCAACTGAACAACGTCAACACCAATTATTCACCATTTGTTAAAATCCGCATTGCCGGGAATAACACCAAGTATTGGAACAACTTCACAAACGGTTTGCAGGGGAGCCAGTATTCCATCGCTCTCTATAGCACAATCAGCACGAATATATCAGGGGTTCAAATCTTGGACAACTTCGTTCCCGCCATCATGCCGACCTTGCTGCAAGGAACGGGAATTTGGGGAGCGAACAATACGGACGAGCATGGCAATTTGGTTACGAATCTTAATTCCGTTCTCCCTATTTCACTGATTCCTTCGATTCCGTTCAGTCTGCTGACCAGCGTTCCCGATTTCGTCTTGGGGACATACTACACAAACACGTCAACCGTGCTCATAAGTTCAGCGGGATACCTTGCCATCGGAACAAACAACTTTGGCGGGAGTGGAAGTAGTGGAATTACACTTACTCAATCCACCAATGTCACAACCGGGATTCTCAGTAACGGGCCGACGCTGGTTAATGCAACCCTTGTTGGTGTGACTCCCTACACAAGTACATCAAACAGCGTGACCTATTTCTATAACGGCTTGACGTGCGGCGGAACCAATTCATCTTCACAGGACTGGTTCAATCTTGATACTAATTTCAACTACACTGGCACAGGAACATTTCCGGCAGCGAATTTGACGGGGAATGTGACCACCAATCAATTTGCCATAACGAATGGAACATATCCAAACATGGCCGTGGGTAGCGCAACTACGGCAGCAGGAGGATGGCCGGCGTATCCGACCACAAACAACCTTCTCAGCACCAATTCATTCAACGCACAAACCAACACCATCATCGGTGCGGCGACAAATGGAGCAGCGGCAATATCAGCCTCATTGATTACAGCAGCTACGAATAGCATTTTGGTCACGGCAACCAACGCTGGCGCAGCTATAACCGCAACCCTAATTACACCAGCGACCAATAGCATTTTAACGACAGCCACAAACGCTTCGGCTTTGATTACAGGAACGCTTATTACCCCAGCCACAAATAGCATCCTAGTGACGGCCACCAACAGCGCGGCGGCAACGGCGGCAAACTTGACAGGGGCAGCCGTAAACGGCGTGTATCAGCCGACCAATAGCATCCTAACCCAACTGGCGACACAGAACAGCGTAGGCCAAACCAACATGCCGTTTGCAAAAGGGTTCACTTCCACCAATGGGTATTTTACGCCAGTTGCCAATGCTGACGGCAGCACTAATTGGACATACGTTGCGACAAATACGCCAGTTTCCACCATCAACAACAGCGGCGGAACCTCCGGTCAAGTGCTTACCTCAACTGGTTCAGCGGTGACGTGGAGCAACGCCCCGGCGAGCAGCAGCAGTTCAACCACAGTTGAACACACAATAAATGGATGGATTGCAAACAGCATTGGTGTTGGAGCTTCAGCGGTGCAGTGGAGAGGGTTGAATAATGAGGGGGCTATTTCTTCGATTGGTTATGGTAATACAACGATAACCTTTGTTTGCCCTATGGCCTTATCTACGCCATTCACACTTACAAATTTGTTGTGCTCGATGGGGACAGTTCAAATGCTGACAACCACCAATATCGCATTTCGGGTTTATGTAAATTCAACCTTTACTGGAATCATGGGCAGAATAAAAGGTGATGGCGCATACAACTACCATCAGACAAACGACTTGATAGATTCCTACACCGTCACCAATGCAAACTGGCAGACGAACACATACTATATGCAGGTTTCTAATGAATCAGGGGGAACATTCTCATTCCCTGGATGTTCATGGACGCTTCAAGCCACAGCCACTCACTGACATGACCAAACCCATCACCATCTGGATTTTATGAAAATATTCTCATCAAACGAGTGCAGCGAGACGTTTTCGAAATGAACAACCAATACTCAACCCGCCGTCGCTCCCGTCTTCACTGCGTTACGACGCGGCGAGACGCCATGGCGCGGCAAGCCAACAACCAAAGGTAAAAAATGCAAGCACAACCATCCGTAATCGCCACCGGCGATTTTCTCTACTTCGCGCCTGCCGGCCAGGCGTACACCATCCCGGCCGCCGGCATCGTGGCGGCGACGGCCATCCCCGACCCGACGGATCCGATCTGGACCACGTGGGCGCTGGGCACGGTCAAGAAACCAACGCAGGACAAGGTCACCTCCAAGGAGATCAAGACGACCGCGCCGTTGCCCGGCAGCGGGACGATCTCGCTGCGCAACATCATCCGGCCGGAGCACGAGCTCAGCATGGAAGTGGAGATGAACGAGATCAGCCGGCTGGCCATCGGCGGTTTTTACAAGGCGGGCCTGATCGCCACCAACGCCACGTCCTTCACGCCGCTGTCCACCTCGGCCGGATTCCAGGGCTGGCTCAAGCGCCAGCGCTACGACGCCAGCCAGGCCAACGGCACGCCCTGGATCGTGGACGACTGGTGGGTGGACCTGAACTGCACCGACATCACCAACTCGGATCCAAACCTGATCACGCCCAAGTTCCTGTTCACCTGGCTCTACTCGGCGTTGCAGGGTTCGAACATTTAACCGGCGCTCACAACGCACACAACGAAACGAACTGATTTTATGGCTAAAAACGAAATCGAACATCTGCCGGTGGACCATCGCGATCCGCCCAAGCCCTATCCGTCGCCGCCGTTCAAGGCGCCCGAGCATCCGGCCTTTGATGACATCGAGCACCAGGCGGTCGATCCGTTGAACCCGCCCAAACCGAAGGACGTGGCGGAGGGCGAACACACCGACGTTTAACAAAAAAATTGGCTGCCCCGGCGCGGGGTTTGCCCGCGCCGGATGCAGCTGCACCGAAACCTATTTCATCATGAAAAATAAAATTCTACTTTCTGTTCTGGGCGTTCTGGCGGCCGTTTCCTGCGCCCGCGCCAGCTTCAACTTTGCCGCCACCAACGATCTGTCCGGGCCGGTGACGGTCGCGTTGTATTCCACCAATTCCTCCGGCCAATGGACGTTTGAGGGGAGCACAAATCTCGTCAATGGGACGCACGCCACCTTGGTCGGCACGAACGCCGACGTCGGGGTGGCCCTGGTCAATGCCGGGCTGGGTGTGGCGCGCGCCAACCTGTTCAGTGCCATTGCCAACACCAATGGCGCAAACTGCTCGTACCTGGCCACCAACGGTGTGCTGACGTACTACACGCTGGCTGGCGGTGCCGGCGGTCCCGGCGGGATCTCGGGTGGCGGCAATAATAGAGGTCCGGCTCCGGGCGCGATCCTGGGAACATTTTATTGGGCAACCAACGCGCCCAACGGCGCGGTCATGGCGAACATCGGCGCGATCTTCATGCAGTTCGATGTGAACTACAATTTCGTCGCCGAATGGGTCAAGTCGACTCCCAACTTCTCGAACACCAATTGGCTGGCGCTGACCAACGCCACCGGCCTGGCTTTTGTCCCGCTCACGCCCGCGCAGGCGGCGGCCCTGGTGAACACTAATAACGCGATGAGCCCGCTAGGAGGAAATCTCGGGCTGACCGGCACATTCACGACGGCCGGCACCAATCAGGCCGTGAGCTTCAACTATGGCTATTTCTTTAACGGGACGAATATCAACGCGACTTTTCTGGGGGTGGTCATCTCCACGAATCTGACCGCCATGCTTAACAGCGTAAGCAACAGTATGGCTATCTATTCCAGTAACCTGGTTTTCAACCCAACAAACCTGGCGACGATTATCCCTGGCAGTGTGATTCCGATCATGGGCTACGATGGCTCGGGCAATGTGATCACCAACGGTTACCGCGCCGTTGACATTCCGACGGCAAAACCGTTGAGGCGGCCAATCATTGGTTTCAACGATTATTACGCCAGTGCCGGGGTAGCCACGACTTTTGCCAATGACGCCGCGTTTTTGAACGGCCTCATCACCAACGGCATGGTGGCCTTCTGGCAAAATAACGGGGTGCAGCCGTGGTTTTGGCTGGACTATGGTTATATATACCGGACCAACGGATTATACAGCTGGAACTCAAACTGGAGCCCAGGCGTTCCGACGTTCGTAAACATGCTCCACACAAATGGGTTTTTGGTGGGCCTTTATTTTAATTTCGGCTCCGCTTACAGCGGAACGAACGTCGACGCCGATGCGGCGGTCGTGGCGAGCTGGAATATTGACGGTGTCAAAGTCGAGGGGTTCCCGCCCGGCGGTGTTTCCACCAATCCGGCTGCGTGGCACACGACCAAACAGTACCGCTGGTTTTTGGAGCAGATCATCAGTGACATCGCCGCGGATTGCCCGAATAAACATATCATCTTTTTAGGGAGCAGCGTGGCGACGGTCGAGCCGTGGATGAGCAAGGAAATGGACGAGGCCCTCCCCGATGGCAATAATTACGACAGCTCGAATGGCCATGAAGCGTATGAATTCTACACCAACGACCTCACCCAATTCCAGTGGATTTTGCAGGGTCGGACTCAAACGGGCCGGGGATTTTATGTGGACAACAATTTGTTCGAGGTTAACGGGTACCAGGGCGGCATATATCTCGTGCCCAAGCTCGGCAACGACGCGCTGAGGACCAAACTGGCGCTCTCGGCGATCTCCCGCGCGCCGATCATTGACAGTGATTATCCCCTCAACCTTAGCGGTCCCGCGGCGCTCAATGATTTTCAGTCGCCGCTCTCTTTCTTCACCAACCTGTTCGTTCTGCAAATCGACCAGGACGCCAACCTGGCCGCGGGTTACCCGGTCTGGAACAATGGTGTTTCTTCTTTAATGACCAACGAATCGGTCGTCAATGTGTACACGACCAACTGGGGCGGGACGCTGCCGGTCAAGCCGCCCGGATCACAGATCAGCGAACCGTTTACCAACTATGCGGAGGAAATCTGGGTGAGCCCGCTCGGTTTCGATGGGAGCCACTGCGCGGTGGGCCTGCGGAACGGCAGCACCAATGTCCAGAGCATTGCCTTGACCAGTTCGTTATTGGGGTTGGGCACCAATGTTTTCACCCTGTTCGACTGCTGGGCCAATCAATGGTACGGCTACGGCTCAAACGCGATCACTATTCCAGTCCGGGAATGGGACACGCGCCTGTTTAAGGCGTATGCCGGCCAAATCGCTTTTTACAGTCCGGGAACCAATTGGCTTACGCAGCAGGCGCCGGGCGATGATTGGACCAATTGCTGGCCGCGAAATCCCTACGGCGGCGCGCCGACAAATTATAACGGCGTCCAGTTCACGGCGAATTACAATAATGGAAACAACTTCTCCTATGCCGGATCGGGCGTGGGTTACTCAAATTATTTCGCTTTGTATCCGCAGGGGTATGTTTCCTACCCGGTGGGCGGTGCGACGAATTTCACCGTCACCTGTGGCTATAATTATCAGGAGGACTTGACCATTGGGGGAAGCAATCTGAACGAGGCTGTTTCCATCACCCTCGACGGGACAGTCCTGACCAACTTCAATCTCGTCAACCAGACCGGCGGCCCGATTAACAAAACTGTGAGCCTAAACGTCGCCGGCGGCAACCGCATTGCCATCCTGCTGACCTGCTTGAATCCGGCTTTTCTCGCGAACGACTTTGGCGACCCAATGGAGTTCGCTTTTCCGGCGTTGATTAAGTGAAAACCGCCGCCCGCATTTGTTTAGGGTTTTGGGTCTGTTTAGGGTCTGGGATCTGGGGTCTGGGGTCTGGGGCTGAATGCTTCGGCGCCGCCCCACCGCCCGGCCCGAGCGTGACGCTGGCGTGGAATCCGGTTCCCGGTGCGACGGGGTACAATATCTATACCAATACCACAAGCAATTCACTGATGGTAGCCTTGTTCCTCGGCACTGTGACCAACGCTACGGTTGCAGGATTGGGGGAGGGAACGACTTATTGGTTCGCCGCGACGGCCTTGAGTAACAGGTTGGAAAGCGCGATGTCACAGGAGTTGAGTTACACTGTGCCAACCACAAACGTTTTTGTGACGAACAATATCACCATCCCGTGGTATCAAGAGCAGTACGGGCCGAGCTTGAAGGGGACGAACTGGGCTAATCGTGGAGTGCCGTTCCCCGGTCTGTTCACGAACCTGCCGTCCGCGTTCCTAAGATTCCAGTGGCTTTCAAATCAGGTAATCGGGTTCACGATTACAACCAACCCGCCGCCGGACACAAACTCAGCCATGGCTTCCATGTTGCAGATGATGAAGATTCTGCCGCCGTTGCCAGCGACAAAATGAACTCACTTGCCACAACTCTGAAGTTGCTGCCCGACAAGCAAAACATTGACCGGATGACGTTGTCGCGTGTGTTGAAAGTCATGGGACTGCCGACCGAGCCGTACCAGCAGAAGCAAGGACTTTACAGGCAGAACTACAAGCGTGGAACCTACAACCTTCACAAGATCGACAACTACGGTATGCAAGACCTTTTCGACCGCGCCCACCAATGGTGGCTGGAGGGCTGTAAAGTTATCCAGACGCAGTTCGTTGAGAACCACGAAATGGCGGCGCGGTGGAACTCGCTCTGGCAACGGATAAAGGAACTGTTCAGGAAAAGAGGACTCGGCATGAACTAATAGAAAAAATATGAACACAAAACTCACCACTCTCTTTGGCAGCAAAGACGTCGCGGTCACCTTCGATGACGGCCGCCAGGACACGCTGGCCGTGCGCCAGTTCAAGGTAAAGGAATATCCGGCGCTCCTGCCGTTCGTGACTGACGAAATCACCATGTGCGCGCGGGCGTGCAGCAAGCCGCGGTCGCTGATTGAATCGCTGTGTCCGGCGAGTTACCAGGCCGTGTTTGACGCGATGAAGGAGGCCAATGCGGATGGTTTTTTTTCCTATGCCGCCCGGCAGATCGAGGCGAACCTGAAAAACCTGCCGCCGGAGATGCTCGAAAAACTGGTGAAAGGCGAGCTGAATTCCTCGACTCGGTCTGCGACCTTGCCGCCGCCAGCGGCCTGACGCTGCGGGCCGCGCTGGACTTGAGCTGGGAGCAGTTGAGCGCCCTGGCTGCGGCGCATCGCCGCCAGGACGCGCGGCGGATGCTGAACCTGATGGTGGCCGCACAAGGCGACGCCAAAAGCTGGGAACATCAGCGGGACGCGCTGGTTAAAATAATCACAGCCAAATCGTAAATGACCCAACCGATTAAAATCATAGTAACCGCCGAGACCGCGCAGGCTGCAGCCGCGCTGCAGCAGTTCGTAACCCAGAGCGGGGGCGCCTTGCAGCAGTTGGCCACCAAGGGCGCCGAGGCCGGCGCGGGCCTTGCGATCACCCGCGAGGGCGTGCGGGCGCTCACCGACCCGCTCCGGGGCCTGAATTATGCGTTGATGTTGATGGGCGGATCTTTCCCGGAATTTACGCGAGGCATTTTACTGGCCACCGCTGGCATGATGGGCACGCGCGCCATTTCCATGTCACTGGGTCTGTCGCTCTCAACCTTGTTGCCCGTCGTCGGGTTGGTGGCGGCGGCAGTGGGCGGCGGCCTGTGGGTTTGGCACGAATACAAATCAGCCGAGGAGGAGGCGATCCAGGCCAACAACGACATGGCTGAATCACTGCAGCGATTCCCCGCGCTCCTCAAAACCATCCACGACGCCGCCCAAGGCGGAATTCTGCCCAAGGAAACCGCCGATCAAATGAACCAGGCGCTGGCCGGCGCTTCGACCACGCCGGTGTCTAAACCGGGAAAGAACTGGCTGGACAAGGCCATGGATTGGGCGGGCGGAGTTGGCAAGGGCGCCAATCTACCACAAAGCACCTTCGCGCAAGTCGCATCTGAAAGTGGTGTTCAGCCGGGCGAGGACATGGCGGCGGAGAATTTTAAGCGCGCCCAGGCGGCTTACGACGCGTCGTTGCCGGGCGTTCAGGCCAAGATCAACGAGCAGCTTGCGCAGCTGGGCATCCTGCTTGAAAAAACGGATGTCAAGACGGGGAACAAGACCTACGAAAAGAACCCCGAACTGGAGGACCTGGAAAGCGTCGATGCCCTGCAAAAGAAAATCACGCTGGACAACCTGGCCGGCGTGGAAAAGGCGCGCGAAGCCGCCCGGCAAAAGCACGACGAGGAAATGGACGAGCTGAACCAGCGGCTGCAGCTGGCTCAGAAAGGGCGCCAGGACCTGGAAACGAAACTCGGACAGGCCGGCACCACTGGCGTGAAATCAGCCATCACGGCCGAAATCGCCAACGTCGACACCGCGATCGGGAGGCTCAACGCCCTCAAATCGGAGACCGACGCGGCACTGCCGACGAAGCTGGCCGCCATTGACAGCAAGGCCCAGGAGGAAGCGGCAAAGGCGCAGGTGGAATCCGAAAACAAGATCCGCGAGCAGGGCCTCAAGGATTTTGCCGAGACCAACAAACAGATCGATGCCCAAATCACGCTGCAGGCCGACCGCAGCGGCAAGAAACGCGAGGACCTCTGGCAACAGGAATACAAACAGCGCATCGTTGCCGCCACGGAGGCACTTTATTCGGGCCAGATTGATGAGAAAACCTACGCCGACGCGGTTGACCAGGCGCAGATCAAGATGTACGACGGTCAGAAACGTTATAACGCCGAGCTAGAAAAGGAGCTGCAGATCAAGATGGAAATCGCCCGCGGTGAGGCGGAGGTGAAGCTCAAACGGATTGAGACCGACCGCAGCCTGTCACCGCTCCAGAAGGCGCGTCAATCCGTCGGACCGCTGCAGTCGATGCTGGGCGCCAATGAGGCGTATTTATCCGCGCAAAATGCGATTGTCGCCAACCCTGCCACCAGTGACCAGGCCCGCATCACCGCGCTGGATAAAATAAACTCGTCCATGGAGAAGCAGGTGGACCTCCAAAACAAACTTGCGGATGCGCAGAACAAAGGATCGTTCGTTGCCAACGTTCAGCAGTGGGCGGAAGGGCTCCAGAGAGTCAACAATTTCGGGCAGAACGCGGCCAATATTTTCACGGGCGCCTTGACCACCGGCATCAATTCCGTCAGCAGCAATCTCACCAAAGTGATCGAGGGCACCGAGACCTGGAAACAGGGGCTGCTCAATATTGAAGAGGCGCTCGTGTCTAATGTACTTGAAGCGATAATCAAAGTGGTCGCTGAACTGCTCGTGGAGGAGGCGGTCCTGGTCGTGGTGGATGCCCTCAAGGGCGTCGCCATGTTCGACGACGGCGGTTACACGGGGGCCGGCGACCCGCGCAAGGCGGCCGGCATCGTGCATGGCGGTGAATATGTCTTCAGCGCGCCGGCTGTTCAGCGCATCGGCGTCAGCAACCTGGAGCAGATTCATCACGGCTATGCTGACGGCGGTTTGGTTGGTGGCGGCGGCTCCGGCTCCGGAGCCCCCATGCAACACAACACCTCGATTTACGCGTTCACCGATCCAAGACAAATGGCGGATCACCTTGAGAGAAATCCTGACCACGAAGCGTGGGTGGTGGACGTGATGGGCAAGAACATTCACAAGTTCAGATGATCCCCGTCGTTTTCAATGGCAACCCGGTTTTCCTGCTGGACGACAAGCCCAACTGGAGCCAGGCGTTCAAGGTCGCCGCCACGCTGCCGGCCGCGTATGAGCGCGGGTTGACGGGCAGGGAAACGCGTCGGCCGATGGGCGACACACTCCGGCTCGTCTGCGCCTTCACCTGTCATCTCTCATCACTGCCCGCGATCACGAACCTGCGCAACTCGCTGCAGGCGCTCAACGCGCAACCGGTTTTGTGTCCGTTCTGGGCGGCCGGATTTGTGCCCTTCACCATGCCGGTGGTCACCGCTGCTTACTACGTCCTGTTCAACGATGATGACAGTTTCAATTCCATCCAGCCGGCGGCCGCGCTGCCATTCGCGCTGGAGGCTTACCCGTTGATGGTGGGTTTCCTGTCAAAGATACCCGATCCGCCGCTGCCCTCCGCCGGCGTGGCCGAGGTGGCTTACGAGTTCAGCGACAGCGACAATTATCCGCTCGCGTTTCCGGCTTTTGCAGCGCCCAACGGCCTGAATGCCGCGGGTGGGATGCGGCCATTGTTTCCGTTCCTGCCGGACTGGTCGATGTTGCCGCAGAGCGGCGGCACGGAGTCGGACATCACGCGTAAACCAATCGGCGCGCTGCGCACGCTGGCGGCCGCCTATTACACGCAACGCGGCCGGCGCAAGGTCCAGCAATATTTCACGCTGGCCAACGCGGATGCCTTCAACCTGCTGAGCTTCTTCTCGTCCATGGGCGGGGAGCAGAACAATTTCTGGCTGGGAGCCGCGTTGAACGAGGCGAACCTGGTTGCCAATCTCACCGCGACTCACAATAGCATGACGGTGGATAATGGCGCCAACTTGGGCACCAACGCCTTCATCCTGCTGGGCGACGGCGTCAACCGGGTGCCGTTGGCCGTGCAGAGTGTCGCGGGAAACGTGTGGAACCTGGCTGCGCCATCGGGCACTGCGTTCAAAGCCGGATTGACCACCATCGAATCATTGGTATTGGCGCGCTTCGATCTGCTCAAGTTGTCGCTGAACTTTATCAACCCAAACTTGGCGACGACCCAGATCAGCTTCAAGGAACTCCCTTGGGAAACCAACGCGGTCGCCGGCGAGGTTTACGGCACAACCATGGGCGCGCTCCCGGTAACGGCCAGCTTTTTCAAGTTCACCCAGACGACGCCTGGCGGCACGACGACGTGGTATTTTACCAGTTACGAACGCACCCTGTCCGACAGCGTCAATAACTGGCTCTCCGCGCCGATGGAGTATGACAACATCATCGAGACGGCCGATCTGAAACGCAACAGCGTGACATTGTCTTCCCGTAATTTCACCGGCAATCCGCTCGCGTTGCTTTTCCCATTGTCACTGGAATTTCCACTGATGCTGCAGATCTTCGAAGGCGATGTGACGCCGGCGACGTCCACGGTGGCTAACCTGGGCGCCTACTTTTACGGAGAGGTCGGCGATGCCGATCTTGAGGCGCCCTTCATCATCCCCGATTGCAAAACATTGTCGCATCTCTTTGACCGCCAGATTCCGCGGCGTTTGTTTCAGCAGCCGGACAATTGGTGCCTGTTCGAACCCGCCAACGGCTTGCGCCCGGAGGATTGGCAGTGGAACGGCCAGTTTTACAGTTATGATCCAGCTCGCAACACGCTGGTGGTCGGGAACGTGGCCAGCACCAATCCTTTGCCAGTCGTAGCGCATTGGTTTGCCTGCGGCTATATGGTGGTCACCAGCGCCAAAACCGGAGCCGTTCAGATCCGGCGCATCGCCGACAGCAACGCGCTGATTCCGATCGGGAACCTGGTGACCATTTATCTGGCAGAACCATTCGCTAGTCCGCCGGCCGTTTATGATGTGGTCAATCTGTTCGCCGGCTACGACGGCCAGGCGTCCACCGCGGCCTCAAAGTTCGACAATTATCAGAAGGGTTACGGTGGCTTTCCATTCATTCCAGTAGGCAATCCGAGCGTCCTGCAGATCACGCAGCCCACGGGCGGAGGTAAAAAATGAACGGTTACTTTCATGACCAGGCCAATTTGGCCAGCTTGCAAAAAGCCGCTGCCGGCTGGATCGGAACGCCATTCATGCCCAACGCGGCCATCCAGGGCGCGGGCGTCTCGTGCCAGAAGCTGATCGGCGCATTGTACATCGAGGCCGGTTTCCTTCCGGCTAAATTTGAGATTCCCGAAGGGCCGATGAACTGGAGCCACGCGCACAAGGATTCCCTGATCGTTAAATTCATGGCTGAGCCGGCGCAGGCGGCAAAGTTTATAATTGCAGATGCCTGGCAGCCGGGCGACATGATCGGGTTTCATTTCCTGGGCTGCATCCAACATTGCGGTGTATGCATATACCCTGACGGCCGGTTCGTCCATTGCCTGCGCGATTCCGCAGGCGTCATGTACAGCAATCTGCGGGATGCCGGTTATATGCAGCGGATAGGGAAAATCTGGCGGCCAATCCTCTTTTGATTATGTTTGGAAACAAAGCAACACCGCCGAAAGCGCAGCCGTTCGGCATACAGGACCAGCAGACCAGCAATCAGCAGCGGGCGCTTCCGCTGGCCTACGTGGCTGGGACGCGCAAGATCGCCGTCAAATGGATGACGCCCATGTATAACCTCAACGCGGCACCGGCGCCGAACGCAACCCCCGCCAAAAAATGATCGGAGGAAACTGATATGGGCGGGGGCAAAAGCGGCGGTAACGCTGGCACGTTGTACGACTATTACGGCACGCTGGCCGGCGGCGTGTGCATCGGTCCAGCCGAGGACCTGGTGGCCATCATCCTCAACGGCCAGCAGGTGTGGCCGCAGGGCACGCCCTGGGAAATCGGGTTGGCGATTACTCCCGGCGATCTCTACGTTTATGATGCCCAGACCTGGGTTTGCACCAGCTACCACGTCGCCACGCAGGCTAATGCACCTGGGTCGGGCCAGGAGGGGTGGACCGAATATGCCTTCGCGCGCACTTCCGAGACTTACGACGACTTTTCCCTGACCACCAGCGACGGCACGTATTTCGGCGTGATGCGTTTTTATTGGGGATCGATGACGCAGACCGTGGACAATCTCCTGCAATCAACCGGCAACGATGGTGGCATCCCTGGCAATGCCGGCACGGGCGATCAGCACCCCGACTACCAGGGCGTGACCTATGTCGTAATCCGTGATTTTTTGCTGGGTGAACAGGTTCAATCGGGACCGAATATTGAAATCGTCGTGCGCCGGCAACCCAACCAGACGGTCATCACCGGCGCGGCCGCAGGCATCACGGACGGCCAGGCCAACCTGGCGGCGGTGGCCGTTGAACTATTGACCGATCCCAACTGCCTGGGTTTGCCGATCTCCGTCATCGATGAGACCAGCTTCGCAGCCGTGGCTGACTGGCTGCAGACGTATCAGGCCAATTCCGGCGCCAGCGTTTTAATTGATACATCCGAAACGGTGCCATCCATATTCGACAAATTGACCCAGATGTTTGATGGTTATATCCGGTTCAATCCGACCACGCTAAAAATCGAACTGGGGGTGTATCAACATGGAGTTGTGCCCGGAAGTTACACGACCTTGACGGCCGATTCGTTGACGAAATTCCCAAAGTTTTCCGTGAAGTCCTGGCAAGATACGCTCAGTCGCGCCACCGTCCGCTATAGTGACCGGCAAATCAACTATCAGCAGACCTCCGTGCAGGTTGACGATGCCAGGGCCTTCGCCGTGCTGGGCATGGTGCGCGAACAGGCCCTTGATCGTCCGTGGATTGCGCGCGCGGCGCAGGCGATTGTCCACGGCTCTGAAGTCTTGCGTGTCATTGGCCACGCGCAAATGACCGGAGAGCTGGAGGTACGCCGTGAAATCGGCCGCAATATCCGGGCCGGGGACTATGTGCTCGTTGACGTGGCCCTGGAACCGAACACAAATTCGATCTACCAATATTTTCGCGTCACCCAGCGTAAAATCCCGCCGACCGGGCCGATCTCGTTGAGCGTTTTTGCCGACTATTCCATTAACGGGCAGATCCCCTATCAGGCTCCGTTGGCGCCGGTACTGGCAGCCCAATCCACGGTTGGGCCAGTCCTCACCTGCCGTTATCTGGAGGCACCGTCGGTTTTGACTCCAAATGACAAAGCTGGCCAGGTGACGATTCTGGCGAAACGTCCAAGTGGGATCGTGATCGGCGCGCAATTATTTTTCGACACGGACCTGGCGGGGACATTTTCGCTGCTCGGAAACCTCACAAACTTTGCAGCTTTTGCGACGTTAAGTGGCGCGGTTGCTATGGGTGACGCAGTCTTAAACGTTGCCGTGGACACCACGCAGGTAGACGCCGATTATTTTACCAACCAATACTCCGCGAACGACGCGGCCAATGACACGATGCTGGCCATCCTTGTTTCTGTGGTGGCGACTGGGGGCGGTGATCCAGGAGTGGGTCAAATTGCCGAGAGCGGCTCTCCATCGGCTGGTAATCAAATCGTGGAGATTTGCAGTGTCAGCGCTCAGACCTTGACGGGTGCCGGTCAGTATCAGCTCTCAGTGTTGCGCGGACGGAAGAACACGAGTGCTCTTGTTTGGACTGCAGCCCACACCGAGGTCTGGCTGATACCGGCCGCGCTTCTCAGTTTCTTCTCCCACGCGCTGTTCGCAACGCTGCGGGCGAACCGTGGCAGTGAGACCGATCCCTGGGAGGCACAATTCCGGCTTTGCCCTTTCACCATTGCGCAGATTTTTCCTCTCGCTAATGCCACAACTTTCTCGTTCCGATTCCCGACGAACAGCCCTGGCTAATGCGCCTCTGCTGCGTCATTTCAGCACGTCCATTGCAGCTCAGATGCAGCGGTGCTGCGTGTGGGTGTCTAGTTACCCTTTTCATCCCATTTACCAACCCTTTTCATTCTTTTCACGCCGTTACCCACGCGCGTTGCGCCGGCGTCAGCATCACTTCATCCGGCGGACGAAACGAAATGCGCTGCTCCTCGCGTCCGTGCCAGCCCAGAAATTTCCACCGGCCAAACGCCCCCATCATCAGGCCGATGCCGCCCAGCAACGTGA